CAACTAATGTAATAACGTGGATTGCCATTGCTGTCGTTGTTCAAACGTACTGCTTGGGCTTCAAGGTTGTTGATGTAGTTATTGTTTACTTTTGTCATGCTGTAGTCTCCTTTTTGGTTAAGGAGGACATGTCATGTCTGCTATCGTTGCAATTTGCCACCTGAGCGAGTGGTGGGCGACTCTGGAATCGAACCAGACGTGGGTCTCCCCGAGAGAGTTACAGTCTCCCTAATTGCAGTCGATAGAAGCACGAACCGCCTCCATTGCCACTATTATTAGCCGACGGCGAATCCCCTGTCAACACCTTGTGTCAACTAAAAGTACTTATGAACCATCATAGAGAAGAAACATGACATCTGCCCGACGATGCGGCTGGCGGACACAAGAGACACGTTAGAACTGTTGACGCAGTTACTGGCGTTTGGGCCTTCAGTAGAGCACCAGTCAACACAGCTTCCCTTGTGTGCTGATGTAGCTCCTGTTGGCCCTACTTAAGCCAGCTAAAGGTCTAGGATGGTCTGAGTACAACCACCTCCGCAAACATAAAGAAAACTAAGGATGGCTAAGGATGACTATTAGAATATTAAGACTAACTGTTAGATGTCTCAAGACTGTTGTCTTGTACCTCGCGGCCTATGAATACCATTGTCTTGCTAATCGGTCCGCTGATCAACTTAAGATGCGCTCAAGTCCAGAGCTCAAAGACATTGGGTATAATAGGTCTGAGTTGTCATATGAAGCGCATAAAGCCTGCCCGTGGTGCCACAAAGAGCTTTGGTGTGAGCTATGACGACATATGCAACGCTTGCTGTCTCTGGTTGTCTGTTGTTTCTACTGTCAATCCTAGTGGGTCGATTGTTTGCCAGACTGGCAAAGGCGTCTCGTGTCGGATCTGATGAATTCAAAGAGTTGCTGAGGATGCAATAGTTGTCTCATGTCCCGATGTTTGCTTAAAGATTAAAAAGGCCATCCTGACAAATTTCTCTAATGGCTAATGTCATACGGACAGCAGTGCATGTTTATTACACCAGAACACAGGGGATGCTTCATCTCCTCTCATGTTTATACAGCGATTACAGTGGGTTAGCATAGGATCAATAGTTTTTATGGGTACGGCATCGAATTTGACCCCCCGTACTCGCAAGAATAACACTGATTCAAAAAAGAAGGCTAAAGGTTGTTCTTGTTGTTGTTGTTGTTCGGCCTTCGACACAAGAGTCCCCAACAGACACAAACAGCCCCCTTCTTCCACCAAACGCATTACAGAAAGCCCCCATTATGGCACTCGAAACTGGAACCTACATTAACTCCCTAGTCACCTCAAACCCCGCCTCTACAGACGGCGTAGCGCAGGCTGACGATCACATCCGCCTAATCAAGAGCACAGTGAAGTCTACCCTGCCCAACATCACTGGGGCAATCACAGCCACTCAAGCCGAGCTCAATAAGACTGACGGCCTAACAGCCACCACAGCCGAACTGAACACCCTAACTGGCATTACGTCTACAGTAGCCGAGCTCAACAAGATGGATGGCGTTACTGCGACTACAGCAGAGATAAACCATGTAGACGGCGTGACCAGCGCCCTACAGACACAGTTGGACACCAAGATAACTGGAGTTACTGCTGGTGCTGGTTTAGCTGGAGGTGGTACGTCTGGGGCCCCCACTGTCACTCACGCGGACACTTCTAGTCAGGCATCTGTAAACAACAGTGGCAGCACCTTTATACAAGATGTCACTTTAGATACCTACGGACACGTAACTGGTGTGACTTCAGTAGTCGTCCCATCGCCTACCCTAACCTTAGAAATAATTGCATATGCTAGAGTAAGCAACGCCACAACCAGCACTTTAGGTACAACGTTTAACTCAGGGTTTTCAGGTATGGTTAGGACTAGCCAAGGTAACTATACGTTTACATTTACAGACACTAGAAGCACTGTTGACTACATGGTTTTCTGCCAGTGTGCGTCTGGTGATATTTCAAGAACACAGTCTGTAAACACGCAAGGCACATCAAGTTTCAAGGTTGACACAAGAGTAATATCTAGCGGTGGCACATCTGATGAAAACTTCAACGTAATTGTCTACGCACCACCATCTTAACATAAGGAACCTATAGCCCATGCCAAACCTCCCAATCCGTGGGCTGGGAACTGTAGGTGTCATTACAGACATTGACCCATACAGCCTTCCCATCAACGCTTACACACGAGCCAAGAACATCCGCTTTCACGAGGGCAAAGTAACCCGAGGCCCTATCTTTAGAAGCATCTCAGGAAACCTGTCCATAACACCTAAGTTCACGTTCGGCATTGCCGCGCAGTCTGGGTTTGATACTGTTCTGGTGGTAGATAACACCTTTGACATCTTTGAGATGACTAACGGTTCTTTGTCTCAGAAGTTCAACAGCTCCCTAAGTGCCTCAGCAAACCCAGTGACGGCAACAATCCTTGCAGACGTACAGTACGTCAACAGGCTTGACACAATTCCAGTACACAGGACGCCCAGCGCAAACAACTTCACTGCACTGACCAACTGGCCTTCTAATTTAAGAGCGACATCCATGAGATCATACGGTGACTTTTTGCTTGCCCTTGGTACAGTCGAAGGTAGCACTGCTTTCCCTAACCGTGTCCGATTTAGTGACCCAGTGTTGGCTAACAGCATCCCATCTACTTGGGACGCGAGTGACCTAACGAACTCCGCTGGTTTCAACGACCTCGTACAGATGAAGACGCCCATAGTTGACGGAGCTACTTTAGGCTCTAACTTCCTTGTGTATTCACAAGACCAAGTGTGGATGATGGAGTTTGTCGGCGGTACATTTATCTTTAATTTCCGCAAATTGTTTGATGACGCTGGGGTAATTAACCAGAATTGCATTAAAGAGATTGAAGGTAAGCACTATGTCTTCGATAGAGATGACATCTACGTGACCGATGGCAACACCCGCCAGTCTATATGTGATGGACGTGTCCGAGACTACATCTTCTCTGGCATCGACAACAGCAAGGCAGACCAGTGTTTTGTTCTACACAACGGTATCTTAGAAGAGCTTTATTTCTGCTACCACACTGGCGATGACATGGCTGTGTTCCCCGATGGGACTGCCTGTAACCGAGCGGCTGTCTACAACTACAACGAGGACATCTGGACATTCCAAGATATGCCAAACGTAGTTTCTGGCACTGAAGGAAACGTCAACTCAGTCTTTGCATACTCTGGGGCAACCCAGTCATACGCTAACTTTGGTGGGTCTTACCACGACCAAGAAAGCCCATTCACTAGGACACCTCTTGTTGTGTCATTATCTGGGGGTGGCGTATCTAACAGTAAAGTATACGGAATTGACCTACTTGAAAGAGGTACTCTAGCGCAATCTTTGGACACTTCGGTATCTCAACCGTTCTTCCTTGAGCGCGTGGGTTTAGATTTAGATGAGTCTGGTATACCTTTAAGTGGCTACAAAGTCATTTCTCGGATTACCCCCCAGATTTCCACAAACAGCTCCAATGGGGACTTTAAGTTCACCTTTGGTGCGGCGGAGATACCCCATGCCACCCCGAACTATGGTTCTGAAGTAACTTTTGATAGCCTCAATGGTTACAAGGTGGATACTAGAATGTCGGGTCGTTACCTGTCGTACAAAATGACAGCTACTGCCGACAAGGACTTCTCGTTCACAGGTATGGACCTAGACATAACAGTCACAGGTCGGAGGTAACTATTACTATGGCAATCTCAGACAAAATAAACATGCTGGTGTCTACATACGTTAGACGCCAAGCACCTACTCTAGCTCCAGAGTTTCTCCCAAACTACGTCCAAGAGGAACTACGCGAGCTAGAAGCATCTATAAGATCAATTGCAGATGCTAGTATCCAAGTAACCGACAGAGAGCCCACTAACCCAAGAAAAGGGATGGTTCGCTTTGCTATCGCACCTTGGGAGCCCATCGGCTCAGGCGTCACCAAACTCGTTGTCTACAATGGGTCAGCGTGGGTTGCCGTTTAAACCCCACCAAAGGTACAAGGCAGTTCAACCACATGTTAAAACTTAAAGAGAACCTTAAAACCAGAACATCTATAATGATGCTACAGGAGTTACTTCTGAACGGTATAGAGACTGGTGAAGTAGAAGATGGCGCGGACTTAATGCCGCTTGAGCACTTCTTTACCCCGATGGATAAAGACTATGGGTGCTGTGCTTACGGACGTCAGATATTTATGCCTAAAGGCATGGTAGTGGCTGGTGCTCTACACAAGAAAGCCCACCTTACGTTCTTAATGCAGGGCACGATTTTAGTTGTATCTGAAGATGGTGGTAAAAGACGTTTAAAAGGACCACTGACATTTGTGTCTCCAGCAGGCGAGAAACGCTCATTCTACATAGAAGAAGATACAACATTAGTCTGCGTACACCTTACCAAGCACACCACAGAAGACGATTTAGATGCAATTGAGGGTGAAGTCCTCAGCCCCAGCTATGAAGCTATGGGACTAGAGGAGCCAGACCTAAAAGGGCTGAAGAAATTCCTCAATAAACAAACACTAGATACAGATAAAGAGTAGGAAATAATTATATGGCATTTGTTATAGGAGGCGCATTAATTGGCGCGGGCGTTGGGATTTATGGTGCAAAAAAAGCAGGCAAGGCGGCTGACGCAGCTAATGCGGCTAACATGGCTTCTTTTAACCAGTATAAACCTTACGTCGATAGTAACTTAGAGGGCGGTGAAAGTGCTTTAGGTGACGTTTTGAAGGCTGGAGCCTACACAGGCGATACATACCAAGGACCCAACGCTTACCAGCTTAACACTGCGAACACTATGGGCGGCTACGGCGCCAACATGATGAACTCAGGTAACGCCATGATGAATAACACTGGTGGTTTTGGTAACAACGCCAACTCATTGTACGGACAGTACCAAGGAATGGCTAATGCGGCACAGAATGACCGCATGGGAACAGCTATAGACTACGCATCAGCAAACGCGGGTGGCTTAGTTGACTCAGCTATGCGTGATGATCGCCGTAACCTACAAGAGAACACGTTGACTGGTATAGATATGGCGGCATCAGGTTCTAACAACATGAACTCTAGCCGTGCGGGCGTTGCGGAAGCTGTAGCCAACCGTGGTTACAACGACAGGCGCGCAGACATGACGTCTAACATCCAAAACAACTTGATTGACCGAAGTCTACAGAGCCAGCGACAGCAGTTCCAAGACCAAGGCACAGCACTGAACAGTGCAGGCAACGCCAACTCTGGTATAATGAACGCTTACAAAACAGGCATGAATACGCTGGGCGAAGGTGCTAACTTTGGAATGAATGCGGGTAACTCATTGCAAGGCTACGGGCAGCAAGGGATGGATGATCAGCGTCGCAGATATGAAGAGCAACGTGATTTCTACCTACAGCAACGTAAAGACTACCAATCTGGTATGTTAGGAAAAGCCCCAAACACCTCAAACAAATTTTCAGCTAACAACAACAGTACAGGCGCGGGTGCTATTGGTGGTGCTATGGCTGGCTTTGGTTTTGCCAAACAGAACTTTGGTGCTGGGCAGAACTCTGGCTCTGGTCAACAGCAACCTATGTATGACTACAACAGATTTACAACCAACCCACACACTCGGTAGATAGGAGTACTAAGATGCCAAAATCTAATTTATTGAGACGTCCTCCTATGAAATCTCTAAATGAACAGCAAGCCGAATTTGAGGCAAGGCAACGTGAGATAGAAGCTTTGAACCAGCAGATTTTAAATGTCTTTCCAGCAGGGAAAAGTAATGAAGAGGAACTAGCCCCTGTACTAGAAAACTATGTCCCACAAGATAATACTACTGTCACCAAGCCAGTTCTAATGTCCGAAGATGAAGCATTAGGTACACTACAGAATCCTAACGCAACCGAAGAAGACATATTGACAGCACGGAAAACGCTATCTTCTACGTTTAAGGCGCCTGTACTAGAAAATAATAGTGGTGCACTTAATACAACTGCACTAAACAATGTCGATCAAAATACTGCTGGAAACCCAGTTCTTGAAACTAATGATAATGGCTTCATACCTATGGTAGTGAACGAAGGTACTTCTTCGGCGACTGTTGTTTTATTTAATCCTGAAACTAACCAAGTTAGGCCAGATGGTAGCGCCACATCCAACTTATTGTTGAGTGGCAATGCCAAGGGACAACAGAGACTAATACTTAAACTAAAAGACATGTACAGAAACAATAATCTCGGAAAACCCTTAAATGATATAGAGAAGAAGATAACAGATGAATCAAATAGGTTCGACGCGGCTGAAGGTAGATCAACAGAACGCGGCCCTATCTTAGATAATATAGTAGCACTTAAAGAAGAACAAAGACGACTTTTATCAGGACTAGATACAAAAGGTAACTCATTCCCTAAACCTGAAGACCTAGTCAATGCTGTTAGTGCGCCTTACGAGCAGGCTCAATATGGTCTTGATTACAATGAGGCTGGTTTTAATGGTGGTCCCCCTGCTCAACCGACGCCTGTACTAGAAAATGATGCACTAGGTTTAGCTCCTAAAGAGCTAGTGGGTAGCGGTAGAGGCGAGTATGGTATGCCCACGGAACCTATGCCTACAGAAGCACGGCTAGACCCATACATGGAAATCCCTAAATCAGACGCTCCCGCTGGATACCACAGGATGCCCGATGGCACTCTAATGTCAGACTCTGATATGCCTCCTGAAGGCGGCTTAAGTGAAGGCGTCTTAAGTGACGGAGCCACCAAGGTAGCAATTAATAAGCCAATCCTTATGGACGATAACACAAACCAAGCAAACTCACGGTCATTCTCAGCGTCATCTGCGAATGCGCGTGGTTCATCCATGCCCTACGACAAGATTGGTAGAAACGAAATGTTGATGAGGGCTGGCGGTAGAATAATGGCAAACTCTGACTTAGGTCTAAACAAGGCTCTCGGTGCGGGCATGGACGAGTATGGTCAAATACAAGATGCTAACAGAGCCAACGAGATTGCTAAGTTCAACCAAGACGAGACAACAAGACTTGCTGAAGCACGCATGGCTGCGGCGAAGGCTAAAGCAGACGCTAAAAATAACAAACCAGTTTCCCCTGAGTCACTAAGATACGGACAAGCGGCACTTGCGTCTATCAATAGCATACAGTCGTCACTTGATAATGATACATCTAAAAACATATTTGATTCTATGAACATATTTGACAATGCCACAGGTATCTTTGGTAACTTACTAAAGTCAGTACCGACCACGGAAGCACACAGTGTCATGTTAAACATTGAAACTATAGAGGCCGCTGTTGCGTTTGATAGGCTACAGGCAATGCGTAACGCATCTAAGACAGGCGGTGCTTTAGGTCAGGTATCCAATATAGAACTTCGATTACTTAGTTCTTCCCTCGGTAACTTGAAGCAGTCTAATAATAAAGAAGAGTTCCAGCGTAATCTTGATCAAGTCAAGAAAGTATACAACGAAATCGTACATGGAAAAGATTACCAAGACCCGTCTGATGTAATAAACCCAACTACTAATAATGACGCTCTATACAATGAAGCAGACGCTATTATAGGTTAATAATAAGGAAAAACTATGGCTGATGTTGCTAGATTAGATAAATACGCCAACTGGCTTATCCAAAACAAAGACAAAAAGGGTACTCCAGATTTTGATAAAGTTGCAAACGCCTATAGGGCTTTAAGATCACAGGATACGCCTCCAGCTAATGATAACAGTGATAACAGTGATAACAGTGATAACACTGGTATAAACAGTCCTACAGGTGGCTTCATGGAGGCTATCGCGCAAGGTGTAGACGCACCTTTGGATGCTATGGGTACAACTGCAAGTGTTCTTGGCTATGAAAAGACTGGTGAATTTCTAACAAACTTAACTGAAGCACCAGAAGGCTATGAGTCAGCATCTGCTAAGTTTATTAAAGGCGATCCAGACCAGTTCTTAGGTTACGATTATAAGTACTTACCAAAAGCGACAATAGAGCAAGGTGCACAGTTTGTTGGTCAGCTTGGAGCGAGAGCTGGTGGGGCCGCGCTTGGCTCAACACTTGGTCCAGCAGGTGCTGTTGGTGGTGCTATTGTGGCCCCTATGGTTCTTAGTGCCGCACAACATTTAGGCCCGATGGCTTTAGAGCGAGCAAATAACCAAGGCAGAGACAAGCCCAACATGGATGATTTCTTGTATGTCTCTACGTCTACTGCTGGAATAGCATTGCTCGACTCAATTGGACTGGGTGGTAAAAGTAAGGTGTTGATGACAGCCCTTAAAGAGTTTGGCACAGAGGGCCTACAGAGTGTTGTTGAACAAGTTGGTACATCAGTAAACACTGAAGCTGGCCTTAATGTAGACCCAAAACAAGCATTAGGTGAGGCCATCATTGGTGCTACATCTTCTGGCACTGTTAGCACAGCTATATCAACTGTATCTAAGACTGGTGAAGTTGTCTTTAAGCCTCGCCAAGAACTTGATCCAGAAGTTGACCAAGCGGCTGGCGATGTTGCTAGGATGATAAAAGAAATATCAGAAGACAGTAAGTACAACCTAAAAGACATTGATCCCACTTCACAGAAGGGTGCTAATGAAACTTTAGGCGCTGTTAGAAGTAAGATCAAAGCAGAAGTTGTAGCGGCGGCAGGCGAGATCAACAGGCAAATCATAAAAGACTTAGACCCCCTGACAGTTCAGAGGTTCAAACAAATAGTTTCTACATCAAACCTTAAAGTGGGCGGCAGTGTAACACCCGCTGACATACAGTTTATTAAAGACTTAGCGGGTACAACACAATATGGACAACAGATGGTCAATGGTCTCTATAAGTCTAATGTACTTACAGAACTTAACGCGGCTGGTCTTAAAGGTGGCTTCTCAAATTTCACTGATGTCTTTAACCCCCTCAACAACATGGGCAAAGGCTACAACCCCGCCAGAGACATTGGTGGGATGCTTAACTTAGGTGCTGTTGCTGGTACTGGTGGTGCATCACTAGCAACACAGATACCTTTAGTTATTGGTGGTCGTGCAATAGATGCAGTTACAGGCCGTAGGTCTAAAGTGAACCGCTTTGTCAAAAAGAACGCTAAGAAAAGCGGTCTTGCAACTGCTGTCGGTACACAGCTTCCTCAAAACCAAGCAGATATTGAAAGAGAAAACAAAGCCCAAGTAAAGGCCAACCAAGTACAATACAATGCTGAACAGGACAATAAGAAGTTTGATCAGGCACGCAGCAGGATGCGATACAATGCCGAACTACAGAATAAGAAGTTTGACAAAAGTAAGTCAGAAGATGCTGTGAGGAAAGCAGAAGCTAAAGCCAAGTTGGATCGTGAGAACGCTAAACAAGTGGCAGATGCCAAAGAAAAGGCACTCACAGCAAGGCTAAATGTTTTAGTAAACAGTGAACGCGGTGCATATACAAGCGATTCACCGCAAGGTTTCATAATGCAACAAACTGGACTTGACTACGATGGTGTGGAGTTAGCTTTATCAAGGCTACAAGACAGATACCCCAACAACCCTGACGTGACAGAAATGATATCTAGGTACAATCAGATGTTTGATAGTGGATATAAAGAAACTGGTAAAACACTAACACCGCTAAAGAACATGCTGGTCAACACTATTGAAAACGACCCACAGCTAAAGAAGCTAAAAAAGAAACTAGCTAAGTCTAAGAAAAAGAAGGCTGAGATAGACCCTAGAGTACAGAAGGGGATAGATGAAAACAGAAAGATACTATCCGAACTAAAAGCCTCTATGGAAGCTGATATGTCTATAAGCAATAGAGACAAGGCAGTTTTAGACAAGGCATTCAAAGAGCTATCAAAGACATTAGGTACAAACCCAGTAACTATGGCAAAAATGATAATCAAAGATGCAAAAGCAGACATGGATCAGCCAGCAAAAACAAATAAATACCTAGAGCCTTATCTGGACAGGGTTAAAATTCAACAGATTAAGCCAAAAGTAAACATACAGCCCCAGTAATGGGGCCTCGTTTGTTACCAAAGGAGTAAGCTAGGAGTTACAGATGCCAGCCCCACTAAACCCCAGAAAAAAGTCCCCAAAGAAGGTACTGACACATCCAAAAAAGGGCCACCAAGCGGGCAAAAAGAACTACTTTGCAACTTTGATGGAGACCGAGGAGGGAAGAGCTCTTCGGAAGTCGTGGTCAACAAAAAAGCGTAAGAGCGGTGGTAGGCCAAAAGGTACACCAGATGGCTATACCTTAGAAGCAATCACCCCGATAAGAAAACAAGCGAAAGCTGATGCCGAAAGGATCGTCAAGATTATGGCTAAAGAAAACGAAATAGATGATGTCTATGCCATTGAGGCACTCAAGACAGCAGTCGAAATTATGAGAGAGCCTTGCCAGAACAGAGACAAACTCATGGCGGCTAGGATGGTCTTAGATTTCACTAAAACAAAACCAGCCGCAAAGAGCGAAGTCACTATCGGTAAAGCCGAAGCCTTCTTGGAGTCGCTCTTAGTAGCTGACACAGAAGAAGAGCAAAATGACAACACAATTGATGGAAACGAAACTTAAAGAAGTACGACGTAAACTTTATGGTGATTTTAACTTCTACAGTAAGTCAGCGCTCAAAATACGGACCAAAGATGGCGACATCAAATCACTGAACCTAAAGCCAGCTCAAGAAATACTACAGGATGCTGTTGAGAAACAGATGACGTCTGAAGGTAAAGTCCGCATCATCATATTGAAAGCACGACAGCAGGGCCTATCGACATACGTTGGTGGCTACCTGTACTTCAACGTCTCCCAGCGAAAAGCCTGTAAAGCGATGGTGGTCACACACCACTCTGATAGTACACGCGCCCTCTTTGACATGACTAAGCGTTACCATGAGAACTGCCCCGAGCTACTCAAGCCGCACACTAAGTATTCCTCACGACGAGAGCTGACCTTTGATGTCTTAGACAGCTCATATGTTGTGGCTACTGCTGGAGGTGAGAGTATTGGTCGAGGTGAGACTTTGACACACGTACACGCTTCAGAACTTGCGTTCTGGCAGAAGTCCACTGCGCTAGAGAACTGGAACGGCATGACTCAAGCTGTGCCCAATAAGCCAAACACAGCAATCTTTGTTGAGAGTACGGCTAATGGTGTCTCAGGGATATTCTATGATCTATGGAAGGGTGCAGTTGACGGAACTAACGGATATGTCCCAGTGTTTATACCTTGGTTTATTGATCCAGAGTACAGAGAGCCAGTACCTAGTAACTTTGAGATAACTCCAGAAGAAGAAGAGCTTGAGGAGCGGTATACCTTAGACCAAGAACAGCTAATGTTCCGCAGACGCAAGATTGCTCAGAACGGCATTGACCTTTTTAAGCAAGAGTATCCAGCAGAACCAGAAGAAGCCTTCCTGACAACTGGACGTCCTGTGTTCAACCCAGAGACGCTACAAGAATGCCTACACGAAACTCAAGACCCGACATCCCGCCTCGCCTTAGAGGGTGATGAGTGGCTAGAGAATGTCCGTGGGGAACTAACTCTCTATAGAAAAATAGACGACGGTGAGAAGTACACAATTGGTGCTGACGTCGCTATGGGAGTTAGAGGCGGTGACTATTCAGTTGCTCAAGTCCTCGACAGTAAAAAGCGACAAGTCGCAACATATCGTGCCCAAGTTCATCCCGACTATTTTGCTGAGGTTCTCTATAAGATGGGTGAGTTCTTTAACTTCGCCTACATCATAGTGGAAAACAACAGTCACGGAATACTCACGTGTACTCGCCTTGGTAAAGACATGGCCTACCCGCACTTTTACACAGAGTTGCAAGTAGACAAACTGACTGAGAGGGAAACCATGAAGCTAGGTTTCACTACAACGTCTAAGACTAAACCCCTGATTATAGATGAACTCAGGGCCTCAGTTCGAGAGGGAAATATCGAACTAAACGATAAAGTCACAATCCGAGAAATGCTTACATACATCGTCACACAAAGTGGTGGCATGGAGGCTGAATCAGGATGTTTTGATGACTGCGTTATGAGTCTGGCCTTAGCTAATCACATCCATGAGGGTGCTTGGGAACCAATTGAAGCAGTAGATGATTATTATATAGAGATGGTTTAAACATGAAATCACAAGACGAATACACATCACTTGATGACGAAAAGATCGTCTCCATCGTTGATACAAGCCTAAGACGTTCAATCGGTTATCACGACAGCGAATTATCGCAAGAGCGCCGTAAGGTAATGGACTACTACTCAGCCAAGCTACCACGCCCAGCGCATGATGGTAACAGTAAGTACGTGAGCCAAGACGTATATGATGCCGTAGAAAGCATGAAGGCGGCACTGCTAGAGACATTCAGCACAGGCAACAAGACCCTTCGGTTTACGCCTCAGAACATGGATGATGTCGATACTGCTGAGGTCTGCACAGAGTACACAGACTTTGTACTGCATCGCCAGAACAACCTATTTGAGACCATGCAGACTGTCATCCACGATGGACTGATAGCCCGAGCAGGCATCGCTAAGATATTCTGGTGTATGCAAGACGAGAGCAGCCTTGAGCGTATAGATAACCTCACAGAAGAGGAGCTCGACGTAATCCTTTCAGAAGAAAACGTTGAGATCGAAGAGATAGAGCAAGATGACATGGGAATGTTCTCTGGCGACTTACGTGTTACGCGAGATACCTCACAGGTAAAGATCGAAGCGATTGCACCAGAAGAGTTCTTAATTGAGCCACAAGCTAAGTCTTTAGATACTGTAAGCTTCTGTGCCCATCGTACCAAGAAGACTATCTCAGAGTTGATTGAGATGGGCTATGACGAGGACTTGGTTGCTGACATCTCAGATAACGAAGACACTGATTTTGACAGTGACCCAGAAATACTAGCACGATTTGACGACATTGGTGCAGGCCGTGGTTTCAACGGTAAAGGCGACCAGCGCCAGTCACGACAGGTAACTGTGGTTGAAGCGTACATCGAACTAGATGTCGAAGGCACTGGAGTTACTGATCTTTACAGGGTCGTTAAGTGCTCAAACGTACTATTAGAAAAAGAAGTTGTCAGTAGACGCCCATTCGTGGCTTTTGTTCCTCTTCCTATTCCACACGCTTTTCATGGTAACAACTTTGCCGAGAAGCTACTTGGAATACAGAATGCTCGAACAGTTCTTACTCGTTCAATCCTTGACCATGCGATGGTTACAAACAACCCTAGATACACGGTTGTCAAAGGAGGATTAACGAACCCAAGAGAGCTGATCGACAATCGTGTTGGTGGTATTGTCAACGTGACACGCCCTGACGCAATCAACCCTATGCCTCAAGCATCTCTGAATCCGTATGTATTTCAAACGATTCAAATGCTGGATGAGGATAAAGAAGACACTTCTGGTGTCTCCCGCCTATCCCAAGGTCTAAACAAAGATGCTATAAGCAAACAAAACTCTGCGGCAATGGTAGAGCAGTTGGCGACATTAAGTCAGCAACGCCAGAAGATCATTGCGCGAAACTTTGCGAACAACTTCCTTAAACCTCTTTTCAGCATGGTCTACCAATTGGTCGTCGAGAACGAGAGTGAAGAGAAGATTGTTGAGTTAGCAGGGCGTTTTGTCAATGTGAGCCCAGCGCAATGGGCTGATAAACGTGACGTACAGGTAGAGTTTCACTTGGGGTATGGTGATCAAGAGCAGATGGTGCAGAAGCATCTTTCGTTTCACCAGATGTTCTCAGCCGATCCATCATTAGGACAGATGTACTCATCAGAGAACAAGTTCAAGATGCTGTCTTCAGTGCTAGAAAAATCAGGTATCAAGAACATTGCTGACTTCCTTACAGACCCAGCTACGATACCACCACCACCGCCAGACCCAGCACAAGAGATGCAGATGCAGATGGCACAGAAGCAACTGGAACTACAAGAGCGGCAGACAAGCGTTGCCGAGTTGAAGGCACAGTTCACACAAGAATTAGGACAGATGAAACTACAGCTAGACCAAATGAAAGCTGAACGGACATTTGCCCTTGAATCTGACAGACAAGACTTAGCTGAAACTCAATTCGAGCACAAAGAGTACGTGAACCTCGAAGAGCTGAAGATTGCAAGAACTGCTGATGATGTCAGAGCAATCGCAAGTCCTAACGGATAAGCCACCCCCACTAATAAGGAAAACACATGCCTACACAAGAAGAGCAACTTATTGTGGCTGGAGATGAGGCGGAGGTTCTACTACAGAACTCCGCTTTCAACTCAGTCATCAACGAACTCGTCGAGCGAGCCTTTCAAACTTTTGTAAATACAGGCCCAGAAGACGTAGAAAAACGAGAGTATTCATATAACCACTATCGCGCAATTGTTGACGTGGTGGATACTTTAAAACAGCGAGTTCAAGTGAGCCAAAGCATCACTGAACAGCAGAACGGCGACAACAGCCAAGAGGAGCCAGCACCATGAACAACGTGCAAAATGACAACTCTCAGCCACTAAATCTCGATGTAGATGGAGCGGCAGATGTAATCTTAGGTCAGTGGACGGACGGTGAAGACCTATCCGAAGATGCTGAAGACGAAGATACACCATCCCAAGGCACTGATGAGACAGATGTTGATGAGGATGAACTAGAAGAAGACGACGAAGCTGGACAAGACGAAGATAGTCCCGAAGACCCTGATGCGGATGAACTAGAAGACGAAGATGACCAGAGCGAAGATGATGAGGATGAGGATGAAGAACCCTTAGCCGCATCTGACGATCAGCTTGTGGAAATTGCAGTCAATGGTAAGTCTAAGAAGGTATCTGTTAAGGACTTGAAGCGGCTCTACGGACAAGAAGCGTCTTTAACCAAAAAGTCTCAAGATTTAGCTCACCAACGGAAAGCATCAGACGAAAGTCTAGTGCAAACGCAGTTGTCATACGAAAAGCTAATGGAACGCGCAGAAGCAAGGTATAAGCCTTATGCTGACATTGATATGTTGGTAGCCTCTCGTCAAATGGACCCTGATACATTTGCACAGCTAAGAATAGATGCGAAGCAAGCAGAAGAAGACCTCACCTTCCTAAAGGAAGAAAGCGGTCAACTTGTGTCACAGATGAAACAACAGCAACAGCAGTTCAACAAGGAAGCCGCGCAAGAGTGCGTTAAGGTTCTCCAAGATCAACTGCCTGACTGGGGAAACGAACTCTACGCAGACATCCGTAACTATGCTGTCAAATCAGGAATGCCACAAGAAGCTGTCGATCAGTACACAGACCCACAGGTCATAATGCTGATCAACAAAGCACGTCTGTACGACTTAAACAAAGAGTCCGCCAAAGGTAAAAAAGCTAAGGCCAAACTCACTAAGTCTAAGGACGGCAAAACAAAAGTCTTGAGTTCCAAGAAAGCCCCACCAAACAAAGCATCGTCTACTGCCAAAAAACGGCAAGAGGCCATAGCGGGACTACATGGGCATAGCGATTTAGACGACATTGCATCAGCTCTTATGAGCGGTTGGTCAGACTGATCAAATCTTGCCTAATTTTAAAAAACAAATAAGGAATAAATACTATGGCTACTTTAACAAGCTACACGACAATCGGCCAGAAAGAGGACGTCTCAGATGTCCTTAGTTCTATCAGCCCCTTCGATACGCCTATGTTGGCTATGTGTAAGAACGAAAAGATAACTGCACGAACATTCTCATTTATCGAGGATTCTTTAGCTGCGGCTGGCGTGAATGCCAGCGTTGAAGGTGCGGATGCGACCATGATTACATTGGACGCACAAGTAGAACGCACTAACACCACACAGATACTTACAAAGGGTTTCCAGATCAGTGCTACAGCAGACGCAGTAGCCACACATGGCCGAAAAACCGAAACTGCCCTAAATCTCGCCAAGAAGTTGAAGGAGATTAAGAAGGACTATGAACATGCTCTAGTTGGCGTAACGCAGGCAACTGTTGTTGGTTCAGCTTCAGCGGCACGTAAGATGACTTCCTTCCTAAATCAGATTTCTACAACTTTAGACGCAGGAAGTAATTCTACAGACGCGCTTACAGAGGCCAAATTACTGGCGGCTGGTCAAACTTGCTACACAAACGGCTCAGACGTAAATACTTTTATGATAAAGCCCGCCGATGCAACTATTGTCGCTGGTTTCTCAGCGGCATCTGGTCGTAACCGCGAGATCTCACAAGGTAAGACATTGGTCAATGCGATTGATCTGTACGTTGACGTGGCTAGCGTACATTAAATCTGGTGAACTCAGTGGAAGCCTACGTCGAGAGATAAGGTAATACTGAGCCAAGCCCCAGTAAAATGGGGAAGGTGCAACGACTATTCCGAGAGGAAGTACACTCAAGTGAGTGGAAGCGCCAGACACTGCAACACGCAGTGATGATATAGTCTCATCTCATGTGAAAGCATGAGCAGTCTTAACAGACGATCTAAGATTAACGAACTTAGGTGAAGGTGCCGTAATGTAGCCCATTCGGCGAATACAGGGTTGTGCTTAACCGCCAGCTAAAATCAACACACGCTCTATTGATTGATCCGTCAATGTTCAAAACTTGTACTTTGCGTCCATTTACACGCACATTATTAAGTAAGAACGGTGACTCAGATCGTCACCACATCGTTGGTGAAGTATCATGTAAGCACACTAACTTTGCTGACTCAATTGCAATCACAGGATTGTCATAAGTCATCATCACTGAACTAATAGACTTAGGTCTATAGTAACTGGCCCACCCATCGCACACACAGGTTTTGCTCTCCTTACTTTGTGTGCCTTGGGTGGGCCTTTTTCATTTCTAAGGTAGCAAAACAAATGACTTTACTCATTAAACCACAGCCCACCCTCATCCAGTCTGAAAGCACTTTCACCAGTGAACATGGCGGGACAACTCATAAACACACACAGCATATCTCACAGTCATTCTTAGACGATCTGAAAGACGCTCGAAACGATAGTGGTTCGAAGCCTACAGGTGACATGATGCGAGTGGCCTCCATACCAACAGCAGTTGTTGAGAAGTGGATGCGCGAAGGCTTCAATCTATGGGAAGCTGATGGCAAAGAAATAGTTAGGAAACTTAAAGCTGAACACTTGGATATGTTCTTAGCTACTGAAAAGAGGATTTAAAAGAGATGTCGAAAAATGGACTATACGCAAACATCCACACGAAAAGAGCATCAGGCAAGCCCATGAAAGCAAAAGGCACAAAGGGCGCGCCCACTGACCAAGCTTTCAAGCAAGCGGCAAAGACAGCCAAGATAAGAAAGACATAAGAAATGAACAAAGGTCAAATCAGAGCGCACTTTATTGCTCTACTAAACAGAAGTGACTGCACGAATGCTTTGGCTGATACCTTTATTGATCAGGCGAACACTCGTATAAAGCGAACACTGCGCATCCCATCAATGGAAAAGCAGTATGCACTAACGGTTTCAAGTGCATCAGGGGTCGCATCCTTTGTCATACCCGCAGACTTATTGGAAATCATTGAGCTGTACTATGACGGAACGACGATGGTCAGGATACCGCTCCACGAGATGATTGCATACCAAAAGACTGGTGAAGTCGGGACACCTCAGTTCTTCTGCCGTGAGGGTGGTTCTATCAAGATATTCCCAAAGCCAGTCAGCGGAATTGTCTACCTAAACTACTACGCAGACCTTGCCGACCTAGCAACAGACAGCGCCGAAAACACACTAACTGTAATAGCTTCAGACCTACTGACTTATACAGCGCTGGGCTATGCGGCTGACTACTTCTTAGATGAACGAGGTCAAGTGTTTGATGGCAAAGCTGGACAGTTCTTAGCTGAGATACAAGAGCATGCTAACACGGCTGAACAGTCAGGTGTCAACCAAGTTATGCGGCCCACACAACTATACGAGGATTAAATCAAATGGCATCTAAGTCAAGTTTCTACAGCGGCTCTGCCGTAACCCCAACGCAGGCAGACGCTATCGAAGCTAGTGTCAGTAACGCCGCAACATCTGCATCAGCCGCATCAACTTCAGAAACTAACGCCGCCAACTCAGCGTCTGCATCTGAAGTATCAAAGGACGCATCTGTCGCCGCTAAGTCAGCTTCAGAGACGTCTGCAAATAATGCCGCATCTAGTGCATCTACAGCTCTTACAAGAGCAAACTCGGCAACTGCAAGCGCATCTACAGCTACTACTAAAGCATCAGAAGCCTCTTCATCCGCCTCGTCCTCATTGAGTAACAAAAATGCTACGGACACTGCGAAAGCAAACGCTGTTACCGCCCAAAATGCTTCTGTCGCCGCTAAGGATGCTTCTGTTGCCGCGAAGGATGCTTCTGTTACCGCCAAGGATGCCTCTGTTGCCGCCAAGGATGCCTCTGTTGCCGCTAAAAATGCTTCAGTAATTGCCAAGGATGCCTCCATTGCCGCCAAGGATGCTTCTGTTGCCGCCAAGAACTCTTCTGAGACTGCGGCAAGCAATTCGTCTTCTAGTGCATCTACAGCTACTACAAGAGCAAATACGGCTACAGCAAAGGCAGACATTGCAACTGCTAAAGCTACCATAGCTACAGACAAGGCGGCGATAGCTACAACTAAAGCTAGTGATTCAGCAACATCTGCAACGGCATCAGCTTCTAGTGCTTCGGCTTCACAAACTTCTAGGGTTGCTTCCGAAGCCGCACTTGATTCATTTACTGATATTTACCTTGGAAGCAAAAGCAGTGCACCTTCAACTGATAACGATGGTAACTCTTTAGCAACTGGTGCAATTTATTGGAACAGTGGGAATAACCAACTTTATATTTGGAATGGTTCTGCATTTGTATCGGCTGTATTTACTGCAAGTGGAGCAGTTTCATCTTTTAACAGTAGAAATGGAGCAGTAACATTAAGCAGTACAGATGTAACAAACGCATCTGGTTTACTTCGTACTGGCGGAGCAATGACAGGTGCTATCACAACTAATAGTACGTTTGATGGGCGAGATGTAGCTACTGATGGTTCTAAGTTAGATAGTATTGAAGCATCTGCTACCGCAGACCAAACTAAAGCTGATATACAAGGTCTTGGTATTGATGTTCCAGCAACCAATCTTACAGGTACAATAGCGGCGGCGCGCTTATCCACAGCAACCACACAAGCTGAAAGTGACGACAGTACAAAGATCGCTACAACTGCCTATGTGGTAGATAAGATCACAACACTCATCGGCGGAGCACCAAGCACACTCAACGATTTAAATGAGTTAGCGGCGGCTATCAATGATGATGCTAACTATAACTCTACACTCACAACAGCACTAGGCACTAAGCTACCTTTAGCTGGCGGTACAATGACAGGTAATATTGCTCACGCAAGTAACTTTACGTTAGACGTTGGAGGTGCAATCACACTTGATGCTGATTCTGGGAATGTAAAGTTTGCTGATGCAGGCACAGTTTATGGTCAGCTACAAAACGGCAATGGTTCGCAGTTTATAATGCAAGGAATGATTTCTAATCAGGATATGTTCTTTAAAGTTAACGATGGTGGGTCAACTATTAATGCCATTACTATTGATGCTTCAGCGGCAGGCGCGGCTACGTTCAATAGCTCAGTAACAACTCCACAAGTTGAAATTGGAAATGGTTCGGCTGGTGGAACAAGCGAAATACTATTTTCCGACAACGCCTCCGCTAGAGGTAAAATAAAATATAACCACGGCTCCAATCCAGAAGT